ATTATTACCAAAAAGAGTAGGATATAAATCATGAATGAAGAAGCGCAAGTAGAAACAGAAGTAGAAACTACAGAAACAGAAGTTCCAGTAACACCAGCAAGTGAAAGTGTGGAAGAAGTAAAAGCGGAACGACCTGATTGGTTACCTCAAAAGTTTGAAAATCCGCAACAGCTATCTGTAGCTTATGGGGAATTAGAAAAAAAACATTATCAGCGTACAGATGATTTAAAGAAAACTGTAGCAAATGAAATGCAAGAAGAAGCTCTTAAAGATGTTCCACAAGTTCCACAAGATTATAAAGTATCAGAAGATTTAGGTATGGAAATACCTGAAGATGATCCTATGTTAAATTGGTGGAAAGATCGTTCTCATCAATTAGGATTAAACGATAAAGAGTTTAATGGTTTTATAAAAGAGTATCATGAAATGGCGGCTCAAAGTGGGCCAGATACAGAAGCAGAAATTAACTCTTTAGGGGAATATGGAGAGAAAAGAGTTGAACGTGTTAATGAATGGTTTAAATCTAATATGGAAAAAGAAAATTATGATGTGTTGGCACAAATGCCAATTACAGCTCCATTAATTAAATCCTTAGAAAACATTATGGAATTAGCTGGTAAACCATCAGTATTAATTCAAGATAATAATGAATTAAAAGATAGCTTAACTAAAGATGATCTTAAAAACATGATGAAAGACAAAAGATATTTTCAACAAAATGATCCTGTTTTTCGTCAAAAAGTTAAAGCTGGTTTTGATCAATTAGCAAGGCAACAAAATAAATAAAGTAATGTGAATTGCCAAAGCACAATTAAAAAGTCAATTATAAATTGTGAAGCGGCCCTAAATGCCAACATTCGGAAACCCTGCAAAGGATCAATTTCACGATAGGCCAAAGGACTAACCGAAAAACAAACTTTTTTTTAATCTAACAAGGAGGCTAATATGGCTTTTAATACCATTAGCACATCATTTGTTGAGGAGTTTGAAGCTGGAGTTCATATGGCATATCAGCGTATGGGTTCTAAACTTCGAAACACAACTCGAACACGTGATGGCGTAAAAAATAAGACTACGTTCCAAAAAGTAGGTAAAGGCTCTGCTACGCAAAAAGCTAGAGCTGGTTCTGTGCCACCAATGAATCTTGCACATACCAATGTCAACGTAACACTTGAAGATTGGTTTGCTGGGGAATGGGTAGATGATTTAGATCAACTACGTGTTAACCATGATGAAATGGTTGTAGCACAAGAATCTGGTGCTTACGCTTTGGGAAGAAAAACTGACGACTTAATAAAAACAGCTTTAGACACAACTTCAACAACTTCTAATGAAACAACTAATGGAATAACATTAGCATGGGCATTAGGTGTAATGGAAACTATGGGGAATAATGATGTTCCTGATGATGGTCAACGTTATGCTGTTGTTGGTTGGGAAAATTGGTCACAACTTATGAGTATTGATCAATTTAGTAGAGCTGAATATATTGGAATGGAACAACTTCCATTTCCTTCAGGAATGACTGCCAAGAATTGGTTAGGCTTTATGTGGTTCCCACATTCTGGTCTAGATTCTGCAACAGTTAGTTCAGCAGATTGTCGTAAATGTTTTATATATCATAGAACAGCTATCGGACATGCCATTGGTGCTGATGTTCAATCGAACATTGATTACCACAATGATAAGGACAGTTATTTCATCTTAAACAAGATGCAAATGAACTCTGCTCTTATTGATGTTAATGGCTGTATCGAAGCCAACTTAAAGAAATAGGAGGAATATAATATGGCTTTTACAGCTTCAACTTTTTCTTTAGTATCATATAGTGGCAATGGTTTTCATATTTGGCATTATAAATCGGATGATGCGGCTACAGCTATTGATGCGGCTGGTTACTTTAACACCTTTGCTTCAGAAATAAACTTAGGTGATGTAATCTTTGCAACAACAGCAGCAAGTGGAACTCCAGTTTATGGTCAATTTGTTGTCAATGCAAATGACGGAACTACAGTAGATGTAGCTAATATAACACCTGCTACTACTACTGACTCAGACTAAAGATAATATTAAAGGGAGAGAGAGTTATTCCTCTCCCTTTTTTTAAAAAGGATAAACTATGGCTACAACTTCAAAAATTGATATTGCTCAACAAGCTATGGTGTTAGTAGGTTTACAACCTTTAACAAGTTTTGATGATAAAACAGACGAAGCTCTTTCTGCAAATTTATTATATGAACCTGTTGTTGAAGATTGTTTAAGTTCTCACCCTTGGAATTTTTCTACAGGACAAAAAATATTAAATAGACTAGCTGATACTCCAATAGATATTTGGGATGCGGCTTATCAATTACCTACAGATGTTAAACCTTTAATTATTCAAACAATTACTAATGATGATGTTACAATTCAATATGATCGTTATGAAGATAAAATTTATACATTAGATGCAGAAGTTTCTGAAGAAGATGTTTTAGTGGCTACATATCAATTTAGAGTTATTGAAGCAGATTGGCCACCATACTTTAAAATGTATGTTGTGTATCGTTTAGCATCTACTTTTGCTTTATCTATTATTCGTAAAGGCGATATAGCACAATCCTTAAATCAATTAGGAGAACAACAATTTGGTAGAGCCAAAACTCGTGACAGTCAAGCTGTTACAACAAATCATATCAAATTAAATCGTTTTGCTAATATAAGGAGATAATATGGCAATTCTTCGTCAATTTTGGACAAATTTTACTGGAGGAGAATTAGATCCATTATTATCTTCAAGAGTAGATACTCATGCTTATTCAAATGGAGCTAAAACATTAACTAATGTTCGTATATTAGCTCAAGGTGGTTTGAAACGTAGACCTGGCACAAAGTATATATCTACTTTGGCTGGTACAGCTCATCAAATGGAACCATTTATATTTTCTGATGCTCAATTATATTTCTTTATTTTTACAACTTCAACCTTAAATGTTTATAATGGAACAACAGGTGCGGCAGTTGTTACTGTTAATAGTTGTCCTTGGACTTCTGCTATGATTAGTGATTTAATTGTAGCTCAAACAGCAAACACTATGATTGTTACACATCCTGATTTAATAACACAAAAAATATTACGTACTGGAGCTTCAACATTTACTGTTACAGCTTTTGCATTTAAAACAACAGATAATCTTGTTTATCAACCTTATCATAAATTTGAAGCCGATAGTTTAACTTTTAATCCTAGTGGTACTAGCGGTAATATTAATGTTGTATCTTCTTCTAATTTTTGGGTTGCTTCTCATGCAGGACAAAATTTTCGAATTGGTACTAAGCAAATAACTGTTAACAGTATAACTAATGCTACAACTGCGGCATGTACTGTACGTGAAACATTAACTAATTCTACTCTAACTTCAGATTGGGAAGAACCAGCAATAAGTGCAACAAGAGGGTATCCAAGATCATGTTGTTTCCATTCAGGTCGTTTAGTATTTGGTGGAACTAGAGATTTACCTAATTATGTTCTAACTTCTAAAACATCTGATTATTTTAATTTTGATGCAGGAGAAGCAGAAGATGATGACAGTATTCAAGTGCAAGTTTTAGAAAGTCAAGTATCTGAAATTACTGGAGTTTTATCATTTCGGCATTTATTAATATTTACAGATAATAGTGAATTATATTCTCCTACAAGTGCAAGTAGCCCATTAACTCCTAGTAATGTTTCTTTTCGTAGGCAAACACGTTATGGAACAACAAGATTGCAAGCTAAAGAATTTGATGAAGCTGTAATATTTTTATCTAAAGGTAAAAAGTCATTAAGAGAATTTGAATATGATGATATTAAACAAGCGTATTTATCACCTTCTGTATCTTTATTATCAGGACATTTAATAAATAATCCTATTGGTTTAGAGGTGCAAACGGAAAATGATCAAGGGCAAGAAAGTTATGCATATATATTAAATACTGATGGATCGTTAGCTGTATATATGGCTATGCGTAATGAGAAAATATCTTCCTGGTCAAAATGGACAACGGATGGGGAATTTAAAAATATATGCTCTATTAATGGTTTAGTTTTTGCTATTGTTAAAAGAACTATAGATAGTGCTGTTGTGTATTTATTAGAACTATTTGATTCTAGTTTAACATTAGATGCGGCTGAAACATTAGTATCTGGATCAGCTACAGCGTCATGGACTGGTTTAGATCATTTAGATGATACAGTTATTAAAGTAGTAAGTGGTAATTATAGTTTAGGATCTAAAACTGTAGGATCTGATGGTAGTTTATCAACATCTCCTGATACATTTACAACAATAACGGCTGGATTAGATTATACTCCTACAATAACAACATTGGCTCCTGAATTACAAGTAGAAGGAGGAACTTCTGCTGGTACACATAGACGTGTTGTAAGAACAGTTTTAGATTTAAATGAAAGTTTAGATGTATCTGCTAAAGGTACAAAATTACTTATACGTAATGTCAATGATGACTTATCCACAGAACCATCTAAAGTTACTGGGAGAAAAGAATTTTGGATGTTAGGTTGGGATAGACTTGGAGAAGTAACAATAACACAAACAGAACCATTACCTTTAACAGTAAATGGTATAATGGTAGAATTGGAGTTTTAAATGGGTGATCCAGTAACAATAGCATTAATGGCTGTTAAAGTTGGTGGTGGTATAATGGCGGCAAAAAATGCTAAAAAGTCAGCGCATTTACAAGCACAAAGTTATCATAGAAAAGCTTTAGCTACACAAATTGAAACAGAACAAGCATCTGCTGACAGAAGTAGACAATATAGATCGGCAATGGCAACGGAATCTGCTAATCAAGCGGCATATGGTAGAACTGGATCAGGAGGTACAGGTAAAGCTTTAGCGCAAAATCAATTATCTTCGTGGAAAAGAGATGCTGATAGGATATATAGTGCTGGTGATAATCAAGCAAGAGCATTAAATCAATCAGCATCAAATATAAGAACGCAAGGCAATATGGATATGATGAGTGGTTATATAAGTACAGCTGGTACTGCTTTAGGTGATTATGATAAATATAGAAAATCTAAACCAAAAGGCGTTAAATCTCCTACTCCTGGGTTTGCTGTATAATGGGAGTTAAAGTAAAAACACCAAGCCCATTTGTAGGTGCAGGACAAGTTGGTACAGTTACACCTAATTTAAGTGGATTAGGTA